GGCATTTGCATCCCGCTTTAGTCGCACGATGATGCCCGTAAGCTCGGTTGTCTCCTCGATTTCAAACCGCTGATAGCGCGGTGCCTTCCAGGGAGCCGGATTGACGGGTAGTGCCTCACCATCGTCATCGAGTGTCCTACACCCGGTCACGGGCAGCAGGTTGGCGCTCCAACGTATGCGGGAGAGCACGGCGGGGGGCGTGAGGGTCACATTATCGCCGTCATCGGTCGAGCAATACCGCTTCAGCAGCGTCTCAAGGCCCTCTATGTCAGTTCCAAAGACCTCTAGGCTCAGCAGGTCATTCACCACCACATCATGCGTGATGGCATTGGCTGCCGCCTTGACGCCGCAGGGGACATACAACTCAAGGCTGTTAGCCTGGGGCCTGTCCGCCGAGGGCGGTAGGTCATAGAACTTAAACGAGCTAGGTGGCGGGTCATCCGCGTCAAGCGAGACCAGCGGGGAGAGCAGATTGTCCTCATAGAAGGTTCGGAGAAGCTGGCTGCTCCTATTTGTGCCCGGTGCCACGTAGGGGCCGATGAAGTTGTGCTGTATGTTAGTCGAATTGTAGAGGTCTATGATGGGCCAATAGGGGTCGCTGTCATCTGACTCGGCATCCACGCTCTCATTCGCGTAGTCGGTGAGAATTTGAATCTCGTGCTCTACCAGGTAGAGCTTGTCGCCCGCCGTAGCCGTCCACCTATCTGTGTTTCGGGCTCTCCGCACGATGCCGCAGAGGGCCGTTGGGGTCTTGCTGGTGTACTGGTAGCACTCGTACCCGTCACTGCACTTGAAGAAGCCACTCTCAGGCCAGAGAGAGGTATCGTCTACCGCTAGTTCCCCGCCGTCCGCTGGGCTGGAAGCCGTGATGTCCTGCATCAGCACAGCGGAGGTGGCGGGCTTGAAGTCGAGGTTGACCCATATTTTCAGGTATTGCTCAGTCGGCTTGTAGCGCCAGAACTTAACCGGAATGCCATCCACCAGTACACGGGTGTCTTTCCGGTCGCTGCGCATCCGCCCTGCGGCTCTCTCTGCCGCGTCATCTATCAACCCGGCGTTGTCGGAGAGGGCGATGTCAATGGGGTAATTGCTGGCCGGAAGCTCCGAACGCCAAGCACAAATGACCTGCCAGCGGCGTGTGTAGCCATCCGTATGTGGCCTGAGCACAAGCGGATTTATCTCAAAAGAGGGGAGAGCCCTTACGGTGCCCGCGTTAGTCACGGGCCAGTTTGTTGGGCTGGTGTCGATAATCTGCTCGTCGCTCTGTAGCTCATCACTCTCGAAGATGGGTTTGGCAACGTAGAGGCGCACGATGAAGGCATCAATGCTCTTCGGGAGTGCCTTCACGTTGATGACCCGGACGGTCAGCCGGTAGGTCACGGGCGGGTCGCTGCCGTCTACAGCGGTCAGCAGCACATCGCCTTTGTGGGGGTCAAAGAGGGTTTTGAAGGCATTGAGGGCCGCCTGCGTTGTGCTCTTCATGCGGACATAGAGGGGCAGCACGAGGCTCTGGGGCTGCGAACGCGGCGACGTGGGAAAGGCTCCCGTAACCTCTACCTCTACCGGCTCTTCGGTAACGAGACATAGCGGGTCATGTTCTCTGAGGAACTTGCTCTCGTAAGAGGTATCGTTGAGGGCCGTGCCGTCGAATTGATAGGGCGTAAGTGCGTACATTAGACCCCCCTGAAAAGTTTGTCTGTCTCTCTGAGTGCGGCCCTAGGGTCGGTATTTGGGAAGACGTTGGTGACGCGCCCATAGTTGTAGATTGTTGTGCCGCCAAACATCTCTCGACTCTCGCGGTTCGAGTACACATCCGCACCAGCGGGCAGGGCCACAAGCTCAGGGCCGCGCTCACCGACGATAGCGAGCCCACCAGGGAAGCCCCTGATACCCCCGGCCAGCCTGAAGATGCTCAAATCGGGGTCCCATTCGATGCTCACATGCCTGCCGAAGATGGTCGTTCCGATGGAGATACGCAGGTTGCGGTCGGCCCAATCAATCATGGCGTTCCAGCCATCTTTGATGAGCTTCAAGAAGGCGGTGGCTAGTTCTCCGGCCATTCCTGGGATGGCCCCTATTAGATCGGTGATACCGCCCTTAATGCCATTCACCAGGGAACCCGCGAGGGAAGCACCGGCGCTACCCCAGGAACTCATAAAAGCCAGCACACGGCCCGGTAGGGCTTCAATGCCGCTTACGATACCGCCCACGATTTTGCCGACCTGCTCCTTGACCTCAGAGAAGTGGGTCACGATGTAGAACAGACCGGCACCGGGTGGGAACAGGATGAGCAGAGCGCCTTGAACGATGGCCTGCCAATGCTCTTGGAGAAAGTCTGGGATGCCCTTGACCAGATTGCCCAGAGCGCCCAATAGCTCTTTTGCCTTATCCACAGCCCAGCCGAGCCCCTTGGCGATGTCATCCCGGAAGATGTAGATGGCAACTCCGGCAGCGGCCAGGGCCACCACAAAGCCCAGCGGCGGGGTCAGGAGAATGGTGCCTAGAGACATCAGGGCCGGGCCGAGTGTCCCCAGAGCAGGTATAAGTGGCCCGATGGCACCACCAAAGGCCATCGCTGTTGCTATGCCGGTCTGCACCGGGGCGGGCAGGGCTGTGAAAACGTCGGTCAGCTTGACCAGCGTGGGCGTCAGAGCGCCGCCAATCTGTTCCTGTAGCTCACCGTACTTGAGTCGCATGGACTCGATAGCACCGGCGTTGCTTTCGGCGTAGGCTTTGGCCTGCCCCGCAAACTTGCCCTGAACGGCTGCTAGGGCTTCCTGGGCGTTCATAGTGGCATCGAGCTTGATGCCATAGCGCCCGAAGACATTGACCGACTCATCCGTGACCTTGCCCACCAGCTTGGCGGCTGTGTGCAAATCCATGCCGGTACCACGGGCCACATCCTGAGCAACAGCTAGACGCCGCATGGCTTCGTCAGCATCCCCTGTCTGGGCCACCAGAAGGGCCAGGGATTCGCGGGTCTCTTCATCGGCGAAGCCCATATCGATGCCCTTCTTTGCGACGCCTTCTAGCTGCTTGCCGTACTCATCCCAGTTTTGGCCAGCGGCAATGACAGCCTGCTTCATCCTAGTCTGGCTGGCTTCGTCTTCGAGGGCCGCCTCTGTGACCTTGTTGACAGCCACGCCGACAGCCGCAGCGGGTATCACGGCCTGCTGCATCGCGCTACCGATGCTGCCGACGGCACTACCCAGGCTGCCCAGTTGCCCACCCAGGTTCTTTGCCTGGGTCTGGACGCCGGAAAGGATGCTGCTTGCTGCGTCTTTGCCCCTGACGATAATCGTGACTTCGTTTGCCACGTCAGTTTTCCTTCTTGCCCTCTACCTCTATCATTAGGAGCCAGAGCAGAAAGATTGGTTCGGCCAGAACCTCCGAGGGCAGCTTATGGAAACGGTCGCAGAGGCCGAGAATTAACTCGGCCTCCTGAAGCTCCGGTGGCTTCCCTACCTTGTTGCCCTCTGCGTCTATTCCGCCTCCGACATGTCTCCACTTTCGGATGGCTGTGATAAAGGGGCCGAAGGCTGTAGGGCCTTCACTAACTCCTCGCAAAGCCGTTGCACAAAGCTTGACGGCAGCCGCAACACGCCCTCATACGTGGCCGGGATAGGCCCTCGCTTGTCCTCTAGATTCCAATCGACAAGGATGTTCGCAAGGAAGTGCGCTAGCCGCTCGCTCTGCTCTGCCGTGAGCGTACTACCGGCGAGGGATGCCATCCATTGAGCCTCTAGGAAGTCGCCAATGGAGAAGTCCAAACTACAACGGACTTCGGCACCCTCATAATCGCCCTCAAAGATGAGCCTAGCGACATGCTGAGGCTCTACTCGAAAGCCTGCCACTGTACTGCCTCCTATGACCAAGCGGGAACAGTCCCATCGGCGAGCTTGCCCGTCGCTGACCAGACCAGAGAGCCGTCAGCCGCCCGCGTCAAATCATAGTTCTCGAACAGAATCTCCATTGAGAGCGTCTGTCCGCTAATGACGATGGCGACCGTCCGACCGACCTCACCCGCTTTCAGCGTGCGGTAGTTTTTGAGGACGGTATGACTCATATTGGCCGCGTCATTGAAGACGCCTTTGAGCACAACCTCTGCATCGGCCAGTAGGAGTAGGCGCTCGATGGCGCTCTTATTCAAGCCCGTTACGTCCTGAGTGTTGCTTGGTGTCCGAATGTCGACGCTGGTAACGTCGTTCGAAATGTCCCGTGGAGTACCCGCCGAATCATCGACGGAAACACTCATGCCTAGTCCAGATTCTTTTGCCATTGCTGGCCTCCTTGTGTTCTAGAGCCTACGGCCCCATGTATCTGCTGAATGTCACGGCGAACACCAGGCTATTGAAGCCTTCCGTTGTCACCGTTATAACCCTGAGATAGCGGCGTACCGTCGCCGTTAGCTCCGTCTCTATCCGCTGCGCCTGGGGAGCGGTTGTGATTTCGGCGAAACCGGCCAAATCCGCCCAGTCTGTACCATTGGCGGAATCTTGGAGCTTCACGGTCACGTCTGTTCCCTCGAAGGCGAAGACCTGAAGATAGGCGGCCAGTCCGAAATCAGTATGGCTCTCCGGCGTGATATCCTCATTGTCATCCCAGGTCGCCCCGTTAGTAGCGCCGGTGTCCGTGCGCTTGCCCGGCGTCAGCATCCGGCCCCATTCGAGGTCAAAACCCTGGCTGAGCACTTGCACGGTTCCCTGTAAGGCACCATCGGGCGCTCTCGCCCAATCATAGTTGACCTGCTTCCCGATGAGGCAGGCTGCATGATTGCCTAACACCGTGCCTCGGAAGTAGCAGGCGATAACGTCTGTCCTGGGCAGTCCTTTTAGCGCGTCATGCTCCTGGCCGGAGTCATCGTTGAACCAGGTATTAAAGCTAATCTCGCCGTCTCGAAGCCCCTGGATACGCTCTAGGGCCTGCTTGTTGATGCCTGCCACTTCTAAGAGGCCATTGCGCCGGGCGATGGTCTGCACAGCGCCCACGTCGCCACTGAGGTCATAGCCGCCTAGGTAGAAGTTATCTCCGAGCCCTGATTGCTTGCCCATCATGCAAACTCCTGAGTCGTGTCATTCACAACGAGCGGAATTGTAATGTCCACGACTCTATACATCGTGCCCCCAACATCGACATAGCCCGCTCGCGCCGCTAACGACGTGCCATTGGCACCGAAAAAATCTACATTCCGAACGGTCGCGCCCAGGTCGATGTCGCCCGCGAGCGCGTTGAATACTGCATCAACAGCCGCCACCAACATTGGGTCGATGTCTTCTGCCGGTTCTTGGAGCATGTTGATGTAGATTCGAAGTGTAAAAACGTAGAGCCCGCTAGCTCTGTTAAGCCCGCTCGCATTGGCCGTTGGCGTCGCATTGGCGAAGTAGATGGCCGCCGTGAGACCATTGCCCGGCGGACTCTTGGGCTCCACACCTTGCACACGGTCGAAGATGCCCAGGGTTTGAAGGGCCGACACCAGATTGTCGAGCGTAGTCCTTATATTCGACGCCATTATGAAAGCTCCTGGACCAGTTGCCCGGCATGGCGCTCAGCGACGGCAGGCGCTTGCTGTTCGAGCCATTGGGCCGTCTTCCGAAAGCTCGAATACCCCTTGAATCGCGTTACTTCGTTTCGACTGCTAACGCCCTCTAGCCACGGGCCATATACCACGCCGCCATCCGTGATTAGGGCGCTATGGTCCGGTTTGACTTCGCCGTGAATGTTCCGGCGATAATGGCCCTTCGAGGCTTTGCCCTTGCCAGCTTCTTGCACGCTAAGATAGACACCGGCGGGCCTGGGTTGCAGGATTTGACCTAGGCGCTGCTCACCCTTCTCGATAAGCTCCTGAAGGGTCGCGTCAATGGCGCGTTCGACCTTCGGCGTAATCGGGCCAGCAAATAAGGGGCCGGTAAGCTCAACATCTATGCCCAGCATTAGATAGCCCTCGGCCCATGCTTTCTTTCGAAAGCCTCTATTGCTGCTTGCCGGAGGTCCTTGAGCCCCACGCCTTTGGCCTCAATAGTGCCCTCACCCTGGCCGATATTCCGGCCATAGTGGGATTTCTCCTGCTCGAACCGGCTCAGGACTTCGGCAAGACACCAGTCAGCGATAAGGCCCGGCGGAACGTTGCGCGTGATTAGTGCCCCGTCCCCGTGAGCGGCTGCGGTTGTGCCCGCCTGCCCGCGCACAACGGTTAGGCTGCGCTCTACATAGATTGCGCTATTATCCTCGTGGGCGGCCAGCACGGAGCCATCATACGCCCTCTTTACGATGAGCGTATTGCCCATGATGCTTACGATGAGCATACGCTCGGCGTCCACCAGGACAATTTCGCCTATGCAGAAGCTGGAACCATCATCGACCGTCATAACCGCATCGGCTTGGCTGGCCGTCAGAGCGCCATCAAGAAGGGAAGCATTCAATACTGCGCTTCGACCCGTCACAATCATCGCTTCGTCATTGATGAAGATAAGGTCGCCGACGCCTACTAGGGAAGCGTCCGAAACTTCTAGGGCTGTGGCCGAATTGTCTATGCCGCCCACCAATGCGCCAGCCGGAGCAACATCATTTGAGTAGCCCCAAACGCCTTCGATGATGATAGAGGCTTGCGGGATAGCGCCCTGCAAGAAGCAATCGGCGCTGTTAACGTTGACTTCGATACGGGAATAGGGCGGGCCATCATTGACCGGCTGCAAAACATAGTCGGTCATCGGCGCGTCGCCCGAAGTGATAGCCGTTTCAGCAAGCAAATCCTCGTCTAAATACAGGCGCAAAGAAGTGCTTTGAAACGGCGACGGCCAGGCGTAGGCCCTTGTCGCCACTAGGGGGTAGAAGTGCCTGCCAAGAAGGGACTCGATTTGACGTGAAGTGCTTTCAATCAGGCGGTCGATGACCTGATTCGCGTCGCTGCCGAGGATGCTAGCAGCAACCTTTACCGCCTCACGAGAGACGTAGCAAACGCCCATCTTGACTCTCTGCTTTCCAAGAGCGCGATGGCTCTTATTCGGGCCAGGAGCGCCGGGCGAAAGGAGGAAAGACCCGGCGCTCTACTGACCTTCTACCTACTGGCACGCCAGCCGCAAAAGCGGCAGAACAGTTGGCCGTTCGGCCCTGTCTGTAGGGGCGTACCATCTAAAGGACAGGCGACGGGAGGCTGCTGCGCCTCTTGCCGTCGAATGTCCTTAGCTTCTTCCAGGATGTCGAGTAGTTGCCCCCACATGGGTTATGTCGCGTCACCCAGGCCCACGAACGGGCTCAAGTCCGCGCCCGTGTTCCTCGGCGTGATGGCCGAGCTGAGCCAGCCACGACCGTCCACTCGTTCGGTAATGAGGTAGGCGGTCACGCCGCTGGAAAACCTGAAATGCGGCGAGCTAGACTGGTACATGGCCTGCCTATCCCCGATTAGGTAGTAACCCAGGTCGAGGAAGGAGATGTCGTTCGGTTCGCCCAGGGTTGGCACCTTCTCCGTGAAGATGACCGGCCTGCCCAGGATGGTCACAGGCGGCCCCGC